GCATACGCCAACGCTCAGAAGTACGGGATCAGCATGGGCAACACCATGAGTTTCCAATCTACCGCCAAGAGTGTCGGTAAGACTTTTCGTGCGGTTGCTACTGCTAATGTGGCATATATGAATTCACATGATGTGAGTACGACCAGGTTTTTCAACAATGACGAGGACAAAGATGAAGTCAAAAAGCAAAAATGAGCTTGCACTTGCCGAGCGTAGATTCATTGATATAACCAAACAGGTTGACGCTATCATCACTAATATCCTGTTGATGTCAAAGCAAATGGCTGATATCTACAAAGACGGAATGGAACTCAAACGCATACTTAAAGAGCAACTTGAGGAGGATGAATATGCCTAGAAGTAGAGGTTGGGTGTGCGAGCGTTGCGGGGCTCAGTTTGAAGCACGTGATGAGTATAAAGCTCACAAGCTAGAACACATGCACGGCAATATCCCGGACAAATCAGTCTCGGAATTGATGGGAGTCGAGCCTCCCGAGCCCCTGGCACAGGCAGACGATCAGCCGATCGTAGCTGATCCTAACATCGACTACTCTGGAGCAGATGGCAAGAATCCTCCACCTGCTACCCCGATCCCGCCTGCCGCAAAGGAATTACTAGATCAGGCAAAGGCTCAATGGAATCAGATTCCCGACAAAGATAAGAAAAAGCAGGGAACCAAGCTGGTTTATCACTTTGAGGGATGGTGCAACAAGTGTGCGGGTGAGGTGGAGACGTTGACGATTGATGGTGTGGTAGAGGATCAGAAGAAACAGGTAGTAATTGCCTGGTGTCCGGCTTGTAAGAAACAATTGAAACAACGTACCGTTATTAAATTATAATAGGAGTCTGTTATGGGCGACCTTGTACCAACTATCGTAGAAGAGGAACTGGTTAAGTTCCGAGCGGAATATAAAGATCTTGAGCAAAGGATCAAAGCATTTCGTGATAATTTACTTCCTCGGAGCGAAGTGACACGCTATGTTTCGCTCGCATATACTGAATTAGAAAGTTCCCGTCATTGGCTCGGTGAAGCTCTTGGTGCAGATCAAAGGGAACAGAAAAAAGAACAAAAATGAGCTATGGAACAAAGGATGATAAAAAGAAGCTACTCGAAGGGTTGAATCACATTTACAAAACCTTTGGACATAATTATGTGATGGCTCGCTTCAAAGCTGTGGGGATGCTTACTGAATATGTAGGCGATGTGGAGATTTGGAAAGCTTGTAACCGTATAATGATGCTAGATAAGGACTTTCACAATGTAGACAAAGGTGAAACATTAACGACTTACTAATTAACGGAGACTACCTGGTGTCGCGGCTCGCCTACTTACTCCCCTTCGTTCTCGTAGGGGTACTTCTATCTCAAGTCGTTTGGCTTTTCTTATGAAACGATCCAAACAACAATCATGTAATATCCAGGCATTTCTCCAAGTGTAGGAGGGGGGGTGAACGAACAATGAACAGACTAGACGAAAGTATCAAACTATCCAAAGCAAAAAATGGTTGGATGGTTACGCACAGCTTTGAAACCGAGTTTACCGATCGTGGTGGACGTAAGGATACTGATTATCACAATGAAGACTATGTTTTCGATAACCTAGAAACCGCTCTTGAAATGGTGGTAGAGTTAGCTAATAACATAAAGGAATAAATGCCCGCAATTCTGCCCGTTGTTCGTAATGAGCAAAACCGCTTCACTATAGTCCGTCTGCATTATTCGGCAGATAGTGAAAAAGCCACGCCCGAATGGATAGAAGAAGCTAGTCGGGGTATGCCGAAGCGTGGATGGATGCGTGAGTACGAGATCGACTACAGCGTGTATGAAGGCAAGGCATTCTTCCCGGAGTTCAAAGACTTCAACATCAAAGAGGAAACCTACCGCAACCGAGAGACAATCTATCGAGGTTGGGATTATGGTTTCCATCGACCGTGCGTTCTCATTACCAAACTCAACCAGTTCGATCAGTGGTCGTGGATTGATCTGATCTTGGGTAAGGATGAAGGCATCATGGAGTTCGGGAAGAGAATAAGGAAGTATTGTATTACCAGGTTCCCTGGAGCTTATTACGTGGATGTGGGTGATCCCGCCGGTGAAGCGATCAGCGATAAAAGTGAGAAGACATCGGTGCAGATCCTCGAGTCGCTCGGGATCTTTGTGCGTTCCCGGAAACAGCCGATCAAACAGGGAGCTGAGATCATTCGTCAGAAGCTACCGATGCGGGTAGATGGTCGTCCTGGTATCATTGTTCATCCCAAACTCACTTATGTTGTTGATGGGTTTAAGGGTGGGCTCCACTACCCAGAGCCAAAAGAAGGTCAACCTCAAAGAGAGTTCTACGCAAAGGATGGTTTTTACGATCACATCTTCGATTGTGGTCGTTACCTTGCTACTGATATGTTCACGGTCATCGGTGAACAGCAAATGCCTAATAAGCTGAATATGGACACTGAGGAGGATCGATATCGCATGGGTCGACCGGTGGACGAATCACCTGGCAACGATCTCAATGATCTTGCCAGCGAATTAACGAGCGACTCAACGGATTTGGGAGGGTTCTTTTAATGTTTGACGAAGAGAATTTCTTGGCTTACCTCAAGAAGAATAAGCCATATCTTTATGACATTGAGATACAGGTAAATAAACTCAAAGAGTCTGGCGGATATGGCGACATCTCAATTGCGATCTCAATGACCAAGAGCGTCGTCGATCGGGGGGAGATAATGATGAGTATCAGACGCTTGTATGTCCCGAGAAAAAACAATCGGATCATTGACAGTGAAAACAAAGAAGTGTAAAAATATAGCAGAGCCATTAGTGGCTGAAAGGAATAACTCCCCTCCAAAGTGTGGGGTTTTTTTGTATAAAATGACAGAATATGACAATATCAGTGAACTAGAGCTCAAAGCCCAGATCGAGGAGGCGATTGAGGATAATGATCTCGATGAGGCGAAGGAATTGATGCAACAACTTATTTCATTACAAGAAGATGCCCCCAAGCTCTCGCTGACAGACGAAGAGCTCTCCGAAATGGGCGTAGATATGATGCTCGTCCAGAAAGAACGCCGTTTAGCTAAAGCTATAAAACAAGCTGAGCAGGACGGCGATTTTATTGAGTCAAAGCGATTGATGCGAGAATTAAGAGTTACTCAACAATTACAACCCGTACAACCGGGAGTGAGGATAGGAAAATGACCAACACGGACAGGGTGGTTACATACATCCTAGAAAATACCAAAGATTTATCTGCCGCCAAAATCAAAGCGATGGCTGAAGTAGTCAAATCGCTTGGTGGTGAGGTAGAAACAGCACCCAACGAAATGCCTGCCACAGAAGATCCAAACCTGATGGATGAATCGGCTCCAATCGATCTAAGTAAAGTTAAAAAAGTAGAAGTTGATGGGCGTGAAACCCCGCTCAACATATATAAAAATTAGGAAGGCGGTCAATTATGGCTACTCCAGGTAGAGGCGAAATGAACTTCGTTGAACCGGGTAATATGACCGACGAAGAGATCCTTTACCGAGCAAAGAAGAGGGATGATCGGCATAAAGCCGAGACCCTGTTCAAGTCCGCTTCGGACGCTCGGAAACGATATGATTGGGAATGGCTGACCCGAGACCTCTTTCGTCGGGGTTATCACTTTTCCCGGTACAACCCATCAAATAGAACGGTAGTGTTGCAGACTCGATCGGTAGCTCGAATCCCTATCAACATCACCAACGCTCAAATGCGTACCATTAAAAATCAAGTGACTTCGGTTAGACCCAAGTGGGAAGTTCTACCCATTGGTCTATCAGATGAGGCACAAACTAACGCTCGGTATTCCGGGCGGGCTCTTGATTACTACTACGATCATTTGAATCTGAGACGGATGCTGAAAGAAACAATTATCCAGGGTTTGATGTACTCGGTCGGTGGTCCCTGGCAAGTAGGCTATGATCCTGATGGTGGAGAGAACGGTGAAGGCGATATCTTTATTTGGTTGATTGATCCATTTGATTTCTACATTGATCCTGCCGCCATTTCACTCAAAGATGCTGAGTATGTTATCAAAGCGGTGCGTACTTCACTCAACAAAATCCGAGCTAACCCGAATTACACATTCGAGGTCAATCCGATGGATTTGAGGGGTGAAATGAGGCTTGCCGCCAGTGAGTACAAGCAGTTTCTACTTCAAGCTTTGAAGTATTACCAACCTCGGTCAACTGAGGACGAGGATGAGGGTCTTATTCTCAAAGAGGCAATGATTAAAGTCCACATCCGAGAAGACAATCTGGAAGAGGTAACGGAAGAGCTGAAGCGAAACGACCAAGATACGGACGATTTGAGGATCGGCGAGGTGGTCATGAAAGCGATCACCTATATCGATGAGCAAGAAAGTCCGCTTGAGTACAAGTTCATTCGTAAATCTCACTTTCCTTATGCTTTGTTTAGTGCTGATGTGAATCCGATGGAGATTTACGGCGAGTCCTGGATCAAACATGTGATCCCAATGAACCGAGCACTTAACGCCTTGGAGTCTTCTGTGTTCAGATACAACTACAAGTATGCAATTGGTCGGCTTGTTATTGATAAGAACTCGGGCGTGAGGATATTCACCAACGAACATGGCGACATCATCGAGAAGAACGCCGGTGCCGAGGTGACATCGCTTGCGTTGCAGTCATTACCCGGTAGCTACAAAGATCAAATCACCAACATGCGAATGTATATGGAAGATGTGGGCGGAGCTCACGAGGTTTCAATGGGTCGGGTGCCTTCTGGAGTTAAATCCGGGATCGGTATCGCTGAGCTGAAAGCCGCCGATGCGGTGAACCAGCAGGATCTCATTGATGGCTTGGAAGAGTTTTTGACTGACGTAGGTCAAAGAGTTCTTGGTGAGATCGCTGAAAACTTCGACGTTCCTAAGATGATGAAAGTGCTTGGTAAGGGTGGAGACCCAGAACATTTCATGGTCATTGGTGAAGATAATGCTAAAGGTCGCAAGAATAAACGTGAGGTCAAGATTGGTGCTGACACCTTCGATCTAGCAGTTATCGGCAAAGATAATGAGATTCGGGTCTCAGTTGGATCATGGTTGGCTTACACTAAAGGAGCTCGAATGGAGCAACTTAAAGAGTGGCACAATGCCGGACTGATTGACCAAAAAACTTTCCTTGAACACGCTGAGTTCGGAGATGTGCAGGATATTGTCGATCGCACCAGACAGGAGAAACATTTAGAGCAGTATCAAGAAATCGAAGCCGCTGGTGGTACGGGGGCAACCGATGAAGAGATTGCCCGACAAGAGAATACGATGATGGTACAAGAGAAACGAACCGATGTGGTTCCGCTCGCTGAAGACCGACATCAGATTCACTTGATGATTCACCAAGAAACTCTCGGCTCTGACGGTGATGAAATAGTCGAAGAGCACATGAGTATCCACGAGCAATACATCAAAGAGGGAGTGAAGCCACAAGCTGAAACCGGAGCACAACTTCAGCCGCAGGTTGCTACACCAGAGGGATTACCTCCAACTGGTATGGCTCCTGGGTTAGCTATGCCTCCCGGAATGGGTGGCGGAATGGGCGGTGGAATGCCCGGAGCATTCGGAGTACCTTCGGGATCTCCTGAAGAGGATGCACTCATACAATCATTAATGGAGGTTATGGCTCCCGCCGCCGGAGGAGGTATGCCACCAGGTATGCCACCAGGAGGGGGAATGATGGCACCACCAATCCAAGCACCGGTGCCACCGATGCCAATTTAATATGAACCGAGCGAAGCTAATCAAACTACGCAATAACATCCAATCGTATTTGGATTTCATTGAGCGTGAGGATAAGTTGGGGAAACTCGACAATATTATCAACGATCATACGTCCGTGCAGATTGCTTCGCTAATGGAGAGCATTGAGGAAAAGTTTGAAAACTTACCCACAGCCGATGTGGATAACTCGGAGCTGATTGGGGCAATTGAGGGTTTGGGTGATCGGTTCAAGCCGACAGACATGGAGCCGTTCGTCGAGGCGATTAGTGATATTCGCTTCCCGGAAGTCAACTTCCCCAAGACGATCAGTGTGGATAACTTCCCGGTGCAGAAATACCCGATGCCAGTTACCAACATAAACATCAACGGGCTCAAGGGACCGATTAAGTCTACCGCCATCACGGTTGGCTCCACAGCCGTTCCGCTTCCGGCTACTGCTTTGTCTAGTCGTCGTTCGTTGATTGTTTGGAATAACGACAACAGTACGACTCTCTGGATTGGCGGGTCGGATGTAACAGTCGCTAATGGAATCCCGGTGAAGAAACAAAACTATTCCCCGGCTCTTGATTTAGCTGACACTGTACATCTGTACGGTATCACCAGTGGATCAGATATTGATGTTAGAGTATTAGAAAGTAGCATGAGTTCTACCGGATGACCAGAATAAGCGGAGCTACCAATTTAGATTTCGATAACATCACCCTCAACATCGATGAGCTTGAGGAATTGGCGGGCAAAGTTCTTGTCCACGAGTTCGGTTCTAGCTCCATCGGAGCGTTAAGCACCGTTGTTTTAGCGACCCATACGGTGGGAATCGGTAAGAAGGTGCGGATTAAGGGAGTATTTATGGAGGGTGAAAATGATGCACTTTACGAACTACTGGTCAACGGCACCGTTGAATGGCAGGGGCGTAACGCATGGACAGAGCGAAATACGCAAATGGCAGTTGAGGTGGAGGCAGGTGCGGGGTTGGATATTGAACTGCAAGCGACTAATCTCAAAAATCAAATAAATGACTTTAGTGGAGGATTTTATGGATACGAACTTAACGCTTAAACAAGAACTTGATCTGGCAGAGCTGGAAGACAAGCCACAGATGTATAAGCTCAAACAACGACAAGTGAAGCGAGAGATTATGAAGATGCAAATCAAAATCAAAGACTATGAGCAATCTATCTCGTTGTTGGATGATGAGATTGAGCAGGCTCAAAAAGATTATACCGATTACCAGAATAGCCTAAAATAAGGGAGGTGAACAGAAAAAATGGCAGATTACGATAGTTCTTTACCAATAAGAACAGA